AGGGACGTTCTCGGCTACGGCTGCCTCCTTGATGATTTTAGCAAGCCGGTGATACAGCGGCCAGTCCCAGCGGACTGTGCCACCGACCATAGGTGCCAGATCGACCGCATGGCCGGTCAGGTGGCGTGACCTCAAGGTCTTGGTTGCACCAAGGTTAAAGAGTTGCTTCTGGCGGTCCAAGGTCCGCAAGCCTTCCAGCACAGTGAAGTCGAGCGGAGACATCGCCGCAGCCTTCTTGACCACACGCACTAGGTCAGGGTGGACACCTTCAAGACGCGCCAGCGAACGATGACCCAGGACGATGCTCATCAGTTCATCTTCAAAATGATACCGAGCAGCATCATTATGATGGTGCCCGCCACCGTAAGACCAATGCCTTCAATCCGCTTTAACCTTGCGCAAAGCCCTTCGTAACGAATGGTGCAAACTTCCTCGTGGGTGTTGAGCCGAGCTTCAGTCTGGTCAATGGTGTTCATCTTAGCGCCTCATTGCGTTTTGGTTGCTCGGTGGCGGCGTGTTTAGCGCGTTAAAGGTATTGATACCCAAACTTGATTTAACCCTATTTTGCACATCCGGCGCTGTCCTGCGTAATATCTGCGCGCGGTCGGCCAACGGGACTAACGACAGCAGTTCTTCAGCACTCTTGCCGCTTTGTAGACCTTCGGCAAGCGCCTTTCCAGTTGCGGCGTTTACCCGCCCGCTATTAATAAGCTCAAGAATGTGCAACGCAAACGCGCTAAGAGGATTGCCTGATGCCGTTAAGCCCAACTTGGTGGGGTTGCTTAACAAACTGCCCAGCGCAAATATATCTTTTTCAATTGGTGGGCTTTTCATCAGCGAACCGGCACGGTCAGACCCGGTGCTAGCTTGCTGCGCCATTTCGTTACGAACACGTATGTTACCCGCAATATCTTGCAAACCGGGCAAACGCGACGGCCCCGCTGCGCCGCCTTTGGGGCCGAGCATAGCGTTAACATCGTAATTAAGTTTACCGCCGCCGGGAAACGCCTGCCTTACTATATCAGTACCGGCTCCGGTTTTGCCGCCCATAACGTCAGCAAACAAACCTTCATTTTTGCCATAGATGTCAGACAATTCGCCAGAAAACTTTTGCCTAGCGATCTCTTGCATACCGGTTCCGTAGGCGGTCTTTGCTGCGGAGTAGCCCGTGCCCCCCGCGTTTTCAATAGCAGCAGCAATGTCTGGCTGTATGTCCGCGAGTAGCCTACTTGTTTGTTTTGCCATCCCCGTCGGGTTGAGGCTTTGGATCAACTTCTGCGCTTTTAACCCGCCTTCGCGGTAGATAGCATCAAGATCGCCCGCCCGCGCGATAGGTCCAAGCGCCGCAATATCGTCGGCTGTTGCAAGCAACGCCGCACGTTGGGTAGTTGTAATGCCTTCGGCCATTGCCTTGTTACGGATTTGCGCCGCGATAGGGCCGGACTCTAGAACTTCAATTCCTTGCGCCCGTAAGTCTGCAATTTGCTTTTGTATCGCCGCTGCTTCCTCACGTAAGCGAATGGCTTCTTGTGCTGCGTTCTCGCCGCGCTGCGTCATAGCGCCAGCAGTGCCTCTGGCAGCGTTAACCGCTTCGGGGTTAAACTGGTCCCCCAAGTCATCTAATTGACCCACGCGGGTATCCGCGCGTTCAGCGCCGAAAGTCATGCGGCGGGCGAGAGCCGACTGCTCCTCCGCCGTCTGCGTAGCAGCTTGGCCTTGTGCGCGCAGGGGAGGTATAACTTCAGCGCCGACATTAGCACGCTGCCGTGCGGCTTCGTATGCAGGATCGTAAGCCTCGCTAGCCTGTTGCCGCCGCTGCATCAAATTAGCTTCGGCTTCAGCAGCCGTATCGCCGCCGCGCGCGGCATTCAATACAGACTGTTCTCGCGCAGTCTGCGCCTGCGCCATCGGATCGTAGATGTTTTTGCCCGCGCCTTCGGCTACATCCTTTTGTAGCGCCTGAACCGTAGGCTCAATCTTACCGGCGCGAACAAGACCTTCGCCAAACGTCATACCTTCAGGCAAGCTAGCAGCTAGGTTTTTGGCTTCTTGTACCGTCATGTTAAGGGCTGAACGGAAAATAGCCGCCGCTCGCTGCGCGCCGACTTGCCCTTTTAAGCGTTCAAAAGCAGGCAAAACTACTTTATCCATTGCAGTTCGAAAAACCATAGACCCCGCCGTAGGCATCAACGCTCCCAAAGCCGCGCCCAACTCTGCATCTTGGCCGCTCAACTCAGCCGTGGTCGCGCCCGTAACCGCACCGGTACCCCCGCGTACCGCTATGTCCGCCACCCGCGTAGCCAGATTAGGCGCTACGGCTGTGCCTGCTTTAATAGCCGCGCGAGTGGGTACAAGCCCGGTGTTAAAACCGCTGCTACTCAAGCCCCTAGCTACAGCTTCGCCGCCGCGCGCCAACCGCGTCCCAGTGGTAGCTGTCCTAACTAAACCACCAAGTCCTGCGCCGACCGGCAGGGTGGCAACTGTTCCCCCGACAATATCGCCAGCGGTAAAATAGTTAGGGTGCGCTTGCCGGTATTGCGCTGTACGCTGTTCTCGTGCCCGCGCGTCAGTTCGTTGGCCTTGGATATTCTTTTGAGCGCGCTCGACGCCTAACGCGGCTAAACCTTCAGTAAGAAGTTCGCCGGGGTACGCGACAACATTTTCAAACCCTTGCAACAACCCTTCTCCAAATGAGCGGGCGCGTCCAGGCTGCGGCGGCTGCTGTTGCTTGGCTCGCGGGGGTGGGGAAAGGTTAAATCTCTGCTGTATTTTTTGTTGTGTGGCTGCGTTAGCGTTTCGATACTCTGGTAGCGTAGCAATACGCCGGTCAAAGATAGCCTTCTTGGTCGCCGCGTTTGCGTTTACATAATTTGGGTCGCGAAGTATTGCAAACGGATCAGGCATATTATTAATCCCGTAGTAGAGGATTGTTGTTATCTACAGCTTCGCGTTTACGTGATGGAGCGGAACCCTTTAGTGGTATTCCGTTTTGCTTAGCAAAATTGCGTATAGCAGTAATACGCGCTTCGTAAGTAGCATCGCCAGCACCGACACTTCTCAAAAATATTTCTTGCTCTGGCTTAGTGTTTAACGTGCCCGAAGTACCTTTTTGAATAAACATACGCAAAAGCTGGTTAGCTGCGCTGTCAATTTTACCCATGCTCGTCTTTCGAGCTGTTCCACCCGGCAAATACGTCCTAGTCCCGGTCTTACCTTGCAAGGCTTCTTGCATTCTATTTGCTATATAGCTTTGATCGTCAGCGACGAGATGGCCCGCTTTGTGCGCTGCTTCGGTAGCGTCATACAAATTTTGAAGCGCCACGGCGCGCGCTTGTGTTGTTGCGGGGGCGGCATCCGTGGGCTTTGGCTTACCGACGGGCACGCCCATTTGAACGCCACCACCGCCGCCGCCACCACCGCCACCGCCGCTTGCAGCGTTGCTGCTAAACACGTCGCGCACATACTTCTGCGTCTCACGAGGCACATGGTTGATCCAACCATTTGGGCCGCCCCGTTGCAGCGCACGGCGAACAGCCCCCGGCCCAGCGTTGTACGCCGCCGCCGCCAATCTTTTGTTGCCAAAGACACGCAGTTGCTCGTTGTAATACGCCTCGCCAAGCGCGTAGTTGTACGCACGGTCGGTGCGGTAAAGGTTATCGTCAAAAGGCACGCCCGCCAACTTGGCAGCTTCTGGCGCGGTGCCAGGCATGACCTGCGCGACACCAATGGCTCCCGCCCGAGAAGTAAGCGGCTTGCCATCGCGGCCAAACTGGTTCCCGCGGCTTTCCACCCCAACCATTCGGGGAAACACGTCATCGCCGCCGCCGCCGCCGCCCACACCGTTGCCCATGCCGCCGCCGCCGCCACCCACACCGCCGCCGCGTTGAGACATAGTATTAGGCACGGGTAGAAACGTTCCGTCTGGCTGCTGTAAGTACCTAATTGGTTCTGGCTTATCCTCGCCCCGCGCAATTTCTTTTTTGCCCTCAAACCGTACTTGGCCCTGTGACAGCGTAAACGGTTTGTTGCCCTCATCGTATATTTTTATGGCTTCGCCAACATCGCGTGCGTTGTCAATGACCCTCTTAAGATTCTCGTCAGTAGGGTCAAAGTTTGTAAGTTCTTCGGCGCTCCACCCAAATTTCGCGAGGTATCCTGCGGATTGTTGGATAAGAGCTACGCGGGCTTCTCTGCTAGGCGTGTCTAACGCTTGAATCACTACCGGCACGGCAGCCGCATAACGCGCTTTAACCGCGGCGCGCTGTTCGGTGCTAAACCCCAAAATCATTTTATCAATTTCGAGGTTACCTGCGCCAGCGCCAAATTGTTGTCGCGCGCTTGCCTCGTTTCCCGCATATGCAAGTTTTGTGGCTTCTTGTCCCGCGGTTCTGTTAGCTTGCTCGCGCTGGTATTCTAAATCTTGCCGTTCCCGCGCCCGAATGTTCTGCTGCATCTGCTGCTCTTGGATTGCCATAGCATTGCGCTGCGATATTCGTTGATTCCGCCCGGACATAAGTTCTTCATACGTCGGAAGTTCCGGCGGGCGAGATTGAAGGGCAATACTATAATTAGTCATTACAAAATCCTAGCACGTTTTTTAGCTACGCGTTACGATACCCAGGCACGTTTGGATTAACTACCGTGGAGTTTCTTGTTGGCAGATTATCAAAACCATACCCCATAAGAGACTTGCCAACGCTGCCAAGCGCGCCGCTATACGCATTGCCTGCGGCGACGATACCTGCCGCACGAGCCTCAGCGGCGTTGGTAACACCGCCTGCCAGTGCATTGCCCACGTAGTACGCGTTGTTGGCGCTTGCGTCGGTAAATCTGTTCGCGGCGTTTGTTGTAGCGTCTCCAAGATACAGCGCGTTTTTTGCCGTATTTGTGCCATAGTTGTTTGCGTTGCTTGTGGTATCGGCTGCATACCCAAGAACGTTTGCTGATGTATCTTGTCCGTAATTGTACGCACCTGTCGCCGTATTTGTGCCGTAGTTAGCTGCTGTTGTCGCCCTATTAGCGCCGTAAAGGTTTGCGCTATTCATTGTATCTACGCCGTAATTTCTTGCGTTAGCTGCCGTACTTGCACCGTAGGTACCTAGTGCCCCTGCTATATTTGTACCATAATTGCCCGCCGCGTTTGCCGTATTTGCACCGTAGGTACCTAGTGCCCCTGCTATATTCTCGCCATACGCACCCGCCGCGTTTGCCGTATTTACACCATAAGTACCTGCTGCCGCTGCCATATTTGTACCATAATCATCCGCCGCCGATGCTAGGTTTGTGCCGCGATTTCCTGCGGCTCCGGTCATTAGATTTGCTGCGTTCTGACCAGAAGTCATAAGGGGGTTAAGCGCGCCTAAGTAATTAGTACGTTCAGTCTGGTATCGGTTAAAGGCGTTTTGGTATTCTTGGCTGGCAAGACCTTGGCTAAAACGCGTTACGCCTTTTAGCATATTACCCGACAAAAGACCGCCGCGCGCAGCCGCGCTACGCTCTAACGCACGCTGGCCTTCGTCGAAACGAAAAGCGTAACCTGGGTCTTGCGGCAAGTCAGCCGCGCTATAGTCTCTAGCGTATCTGCCGTAGTCGGCTGCGGTGGTGTCGCCACCAAGCCCCATACGCTGCATATACGCCGCCTGCGCGGTTAGCCCCGCAGTTCGATACGGGTCTTGAAACCCGATCTGCGTGTCATACGCTTGTTTATATGCCGCATCTTGCTCCGCTTTGGATTGCCCAAACGCGGCATCTTGCTCCGCTTTGGTTTGCCTAAACGCGGCATCTTGCTCCGCTTTGGATTGCCCAAATGCGGCGGTTTGTCCGGCTAGAACGCGGTCAAATGCGGCATTTTGCTCCGCTTTGGATTGCCCAAATGCGGCGGTTTGTCCGGCTAGACCGCGGTCAAATGCGCCTTGCGAATCTTGGTATGCTCTTGTTGCTGCGGCAGACGAAGTGTCATACGCGGTCTTAGCGGCTGCATCTTGCTCTGATCTGGATTTGTCAAACGCAGCTTGTGCCGTTGCTTTTGCTTCATCTATTGCGTCTTGGGCGCCTTCGTATCCTTTTTCAGTTTCTTCTTTAGCAATGGCGTTAGCTTCGTCCAGCGCGGTCTGCGCTGCGGCGTTGGCTTTTTCTGCGGCGGCGATAGCGTCAGCACGCCCAGTTTTCTCGGCCTCTAGTGCCTTAGCAGCCGCCTCAACTTGGAGCCGTGCGGCTTCAGCAGCGGCGGCAGCCATCCTTCTGGACGCTTTCTTGGACGCCTTGGCTGAAACAACCGCGCCTCCAAGCGAAGCTGCGGCCCCCACTGCGACTGCTGCTGCTGCCAAACCCATTTTATACCTCCGCCAACTGCAAACGATAAGCAGTCCCGTGTTCTTGCGCGCCTAACCGTTTATATAACATGGAAATGCGAGGGCCGGAACCCCGGCTACCCACTTCAAAAAATACTTCATTTACGCCGCGTTCTCTTAACGTTTTCAACGCCGCCCGTTGTAACTTTAACCCTATCCCCGGCGTGTCGGGCGACGCATAAAAGGTAGCATTTGTAGCTGTTTTAATTTTATCCGATACAAAAGAAGGCCCAATTAAAGTCATCACATAGCCAAAAATTCTACCGTTACTGCGCGCGGTTGTGATCTGGAGCATATCGAGATCATATAGTTGGCGCATAAGGGGTATATTTTTACCCCGCCACTCAGCAGGCGATTCATTAACTAATACGTGATGATCTTCAATAAGCAAGCGGGCGTCGCGTTCCCATTGGTCAAACGGTTCTGTTTGAAAAGTCATACCTGCAGGTTCTACGGGTGCCCGCGTTGCCAGGCCAGACAAAATTTTACGCTTTGCCATAGCAGCCATTTTTTCTATAACGGGGGCATACGCCTGCGTATACCGTATAAGTGCGGGCATACTTGCTTGAACGTTTAGTGGAGCAAGCCGCGCCCAATGATCGTGGTCATGTTTATGCGGCAGGCAATGTTCAAAAACCGCCGCGCAAGTAGCTTCGTTGTTTAAGTCATCAAACGATACGGACAGCACATTCGGCACCCGAGCTTTAATTTGGTCTAGCTTACAATCCAAACGGCACAACAAAGTCATAAGCGCGGCAGGATCAAACGCTACGCCTTCAAGCGCGGTCAAACTGTCAAACACTTCTTTGATCGGGCGACGCACAATAACAATACGGATGTCCGATACAAACTCTGGCAAAAGCCGCCACCAGGGGGCAGCGGCTGTTTCCGCGCTCCCAATGTTGGGCTGGCTAAACCATAACTTAACATCGCCCAGCGTCCGAAAATGTCGTAATTCTTCGTGACCGCAGATATGATCTCCGTAAGTTAAAAAACGAGACAGCCAAGCTGACCGCGACCGAGGGAGAGAAAGAATTAAAAATGGTGGCATCAGCTAATCTCGCGCCCAGATGCGCGCATATTAACTGCGGAAGAAGCCGAAGCCAAAGTGGAAATGAAACCGCTTGGCTTTAAAACGTGGCCTACTAACTCAGGAAACGTGTAGGTCTCTCCGGCCTGAAGCGTCTTGGTCTTCACAATCAAATTGCTGTTTCCGGCGGTTTCGCCCGACGCGGCTAGATTGACGCTGACGTTAACCATGCCGCTACTAAAATTTGTTGCGGTAAATTTGTCTATGATGGCCGTAACATTGGTCGCCACATACTGCACCGTTTGGGCATTCTCAATATTTTTAGATGCAATTAAAGTTGTAGCTACAATAGGCATTCGCCGGTCCTATCAGGTTACGTTGCCGGTGACGTAGAATGTTTCAGAGCCGACGCACAGCACTGTAGCTACACCGTAGGCCGCGATGGTGCGGCTGCCTGTGGTTGCAGTGCCGCCGAGCCGTAACGTCGTGCTAGCGCCCTGTGTGAGCGTCACGGTGCTGGCGCTGCTGTTGACAACAAGAAACTGGTTTCCTGCTACAAACACGCCTGACGGGACTGTGGTGGTCGCGGAGACATACAGATGCTTACCGTCATCAGCAGCAACTGCCGTAGTGTTGAGGCTTTGCGGGACGCTGCGGTAGCCAACAGTATACGGCGTACCAAGAGCATCGTTGACGGTTGACGCCGACGCCAAGCCGGTGATGGTCTTGTTTGTAAGCGTCTGGGTGGCTGTCAGGTAGACGCCGTTCGTCACCGTGCCAGCGTTGCCCGATATGTCGCCAGTGATAGTGGAGGTTGTGATTGTGACGCCAGCGATTGTGCCGCCAGTGATAGCCACGTTGTTAAAGTTCTGGCTGGCGATGGTGCCGTAGGTGGCGATGTTGTCTACAGTCCATAACGTTACGTCAGCAGCGGTTTTCAAAATTACCTTGTAACTTGTCGCCGAAGCAAAAAACAAATTGCACTCGCCGCGAGAGTCCAGAATAACTGGGTTGGTGTTAGCTGTAGCCGCCGACGCGTCGGTGTACGTGGTCAACGGCGTTGATGTACCGGCTGCATAGGTATAGACTTTGCCGCCGACTAAAAACGTGTCGTCTGAGCCGAAGAATTGCGCTTTAGGTTGTGGTGCAAGAACGGCCATGATTTAACCTCAACTAATGTTGTCAGTGACCGTCAGGATGACGGAAGGAATGGCCGGAACGGGAGCAGATGCCACAGCAGCTTCTATTGTGCATCCGGTATTATCGGTAGACCATACCAACTCAAAATAATCTCCAGCGGCCATGCTTAACACAAAATTCCACGCCGCGACAACTGCTGCGTTGTTTGCGGCTAAAGCAACCTTAGTACCGGAATTGGCTGCGTTGGCACCGTTGAGCCGGTACCAAACAAATACATTTTGAACGGTAACCGCAGAGTTGTTAAGTTGTAACGAAAACTGAAAGTTATATATACCTGGGCGATCAACATAAACCTGTGATGTTGTCGCGCCTAGATACACGCCGTTAGTTATATCGGTAGAATTTAACGTAATAGGATAGGCCGTATTTATAACGGACGCGGTTTGCGTAGAGGTGTCATAAAACGTACCGTACCGCGCGTTACTTTTTTGCGGCGTATACGCAGGGGCAAGGTCTTGAGTTGTTAAGCCAGAGTTGGCGTTGCCAGACCCGGTAATGTTAAACAAATTAAAAAAGAACCTATACCATTCGCGCGTCATAAACCCCTGCGAAGTGACGGGCACGCGGGATGCAGGGATACGGGTTAGGTCGGTGTTAGCCATTTGTGCCAGTTAGCAAAAGTTCAGCGCCGGTAAGGTAAATACGAACAGGGTCACTGCCTGACACTTCGTACACGCGGTCGCGCAGTTTCAACGTCATGCCAAGCCTACGCCAGATCACGCGGGTGCTTGTTGCGCCTATTGGCCCCATAGCCGCCCAATGTTCGTTAGACCAGGTATGGCCGCCATCGTCGGACCAGCGGAGCATAGCCTGCGGGTCGTCGCCTTGGTCTGTTACTAGACCGACGCCGCTTTCGCATTCTAGCTGCAATGAATGGTGCGCGGTACGCTTGAGATTATTCTGGCCCGTGGGCAGCGCGCGCCAAGCGCGTAGCCAACGCTGCGCTATCCCGTTGTCTTCAAAAACGTCTAACTCAAACGTGTAGACGTTGCCGTTAACGTAGTCGCCGACGACGATGTTTCCTTGGTAGTTGCATTGGCAGTTACTGCGGTGGCGTGAGAATACGCCGCTGACGCCAGAAGGAGTAATTGGCTGCACCGTGTAGAACGCGTCGGAATAAAACGATTCGGCTTCAAACGCGCCTTCAGTGGGCGCAATAGCGGAGTAAGACGACCGCTGGTGCCAAGCGTTTGTAGCCGTGTCATACACCCAAGTCTCGTCCGCCGAGGGAAACGAGATAACGTAAAACGCATGGCCGTCTTGCTGGTAAGTGTAAGCTACCGCGTCAGTCATATCCAGGTAGCTTTGGATACGCCATTCTATTGCGTGTGTTGAAATACGCTGCGCGGTGTATCCAGCCGCCCGGTAAATAATGCCTTGACCCCGCGCGTCAGCGCCTAGCCAAAACACTGTGTTATCTAGTTTGGCTATGGAGTTTGCCGCAATGCAGCCAATTTCGTTAAACGCGCCTTGGATTGGTGCTAGAGGAAAGTCAATGCCCCCGGCATTGTACCATACCTCAGTGGAGTTTGTACCAAACACCCAGCATTCGCGGTGATCGACTAGTATGCCGACGACGCCATCGGGGCTGCCTTCGGCGCTGGCAAAATCTAACGGATCAACTAACGTGCCGTCAAAAATTTCCGTCACCCAAATACGTTGCGAATCAGGTTCATTGAATACAAAGTAGCCATCGAGATACGCAACAGTCACCGCGCCAGGAAAGTCAGGGTCAGTGATCTGTGTAAATACATCAAGGTCTTCGTCGTAAATAAACGAGTCTGGATTGCAGGCAAAGAATATTTGCGTGCCGTTATCTGCGATAGATACCTGCCCGGTTCCCGTCACAGTGCCCAACAAAGTTGGCGCAGAAGTTAGTCCGGTTAGCTTATATACTTCTTCGCCTGACACGACATAAAAGTTCTCGCCTACCGTCTGGGGTGCCCACAACCCACGGATAGGGCCGGTACCAATTTCCTGTTGAAATAACAGCCCCGGTGCCCGGTTAAGAAACGCAGGCATGAAGCCACCTTCTGGGATGGCTTCTGGAAAAAGGTTAACCATTCGGTTGGCAGCAGCGTTGACGCTTCTAGCGACATACGCCGACCCAAGGATCGGCGTTTGCATTAATAGTTCCCCGCGTAAATATCGAACCGCTGACGAGTAGCCACAATGCCATATGGCATCGACATAATGTCATCTGGATTGTTGATGCGCTTCAGGTTACGCTTGCTGGTCATGGCGATACGCGAAACTTGCCGCGATGGCTCGACGCCAAACTCCGGTGCAATTTCGCACGCTAGGTTATAGCGAAACGCACGCAGATAACCGGGGGGAAAAGACAATTCCGTCGTTAGCGTTGCGGGCTGATCTAATTCTTCGACAGAAATAAAGTGCCACTCTAACGTGGTGGTAGGCACGGGGTAAACATACATTTCAATGTCGGGAAAAGTCATGTTTACAAATATGACTTGCGGGTAAGTCGAAGTGGCCGTCTTCACCGCAATGCCGTCATACTGCTGCTGGTTGATGATGTTGATGCCAAAACTAATGCCGTTACCAGCGTCTTTGTAATAGGTTGCGTCATCCAGCAAAATTGGGCGGTTGCCTACAAAGTTGCCGCTAGGCCCAAGCGTGCGGCTGATCTGGCTAGCGGGCCACGTAAACACCTGGTCCTGCGTTGAAAACACAGCTAGGCGCTCGGTGTTCCAGCTATCAATCATCTGGTTCATCGCAGCCAAGGAATCTTGCGATATTTCAGCGGATGGGGTTTCGCCTTCAGCTAGTACGCCTAGTAGGCGTAGGGAGCCGTTAATGATGTCGCCAGCCGTTGCCATGTATCAATCTTCCCGCGGTGCTTGGCGCGGACGCCCGCGCGGACGTGCGGCCAATTTGTTTACCGGCTTATCTTCAGCAGCCGCGTCTATATCATACCGCATCCACCCATGAGTTTCATCATAAATCGCTTCTTCTTCCGCGATAGCGACTTTGGCCCCATGAACCGGATGCGTAAGGTAGATAACAGACATAAAACCTCTTTAAAAATGGACGGCCCAAAGGCCGTCCAAATAAATTACGCGCAATGAAGAATAGCAAAGTTGACCACAATTGCTTCCGACAACGTACCGGCAGAAATGTTGCGTAGAGTGATGCTGGCAGAACCAGCAGCCAACGCATTAACAAACACGTTGTACGAACCCGGCGTTGTTTGCCCACTTGCAAGGGTAAGGATAAGCGTGTCGTTTGCAGAAATGAAGCTGTTGGTCAACGTGAACGTAACGTTAGTGGCGGTAGCCAAAGACGCATTGTTCATCGTAATGACGCCTACGGGCTTGTTCAGCGTTACGCCGGTAGACTTGCTGGTAGCCTGCGTGACTGATCCCTGTGCGGCGGCGGTGTAGCCAATCTGTTCGTCAGACAGAACATACTGCGCGCCAATAATATCTTGGTCAGAAAATGCCACACCAATAGATTTTGTGTTAGCCATTGATTTTCCCCTAAAAAGTTTGCCCCGGCTTAAGCCGGGGCAGAACCTATTAACCCGCGATGCGATACAAGCTGTACGTCGCGTCGCCAGTCCTGACGGCGCGGTACAGAACGCTCTTGGACGCAACACCAGCACCCGAAGTGCTAGCAAGCGACCAACCGGTGCCGACCACAATCGTGGGGACGCCAGTGCTTGTAGCAATAAGCGCAAGGTCAAACGAGCTACCTACCTTAGCACTTGGAAACGCTGCATCGGTAAGCGCCGCCGTGGGCAACGTCATGTTGCCTGTGCTGGCTGACGTGTAGATTACCACACCCGCCGCAAGGTCATTTACACTGAGCGTCGCAGTGGCCGTGTAAGCAGTGGGAACAGTAAAGTTAGTGAAGGATACTTCGGTGAGGTTGCCATCACCAATCTGGTACCCGCCAGCGCCATTAGGAAGTGCCATTGTAATTCTCCTGAAAAAATGTGGCCCCCGGCAAACCGAGGGCCATGATTAGGTCAACCCCAAAGACGAACAGCCATCTGCGGACGGATCGTGCTGAAGCCGTACAGAACGTCAATACGGCAAGGCATACGGTCATTGTTGATGTCGTACTGACGAACAATGCGCAAGCTGATGCCGTTATGCACCTGGCGCGAGGCCATATCTACACCCTGCGGGAGCAGAAGATCGGCGGTTGCAAAGGTGATAGCGTCCTTGTGGTATACGAGGTTCTGCGGATACGCCGTGGAAGCCGTACCAACAAACACAATAGCACTGCTGGTAGCCGGAAGGGTAAGCACAGTAGCCAGCGCGTTTGTAGCAGAGTAGATTGGTGCTACGGTGATGTTGCCAGCGCCCGAACCGTCCAGCGTAACCGCTGCGGTAGCGACAAACTGGAACAACGAACCGGTAGACTCTCTAGTCTGCGGGTTTACGGCAAAACAACCAGCAACCGTAAATACGTCACCAATTGCAACGGTTGCAGATGCGCCAGCGCCGGTAATAGCAATGGTAGTCGCGCCTTCAGCCGTAACCGCTGCCGAAGTCGTGCCGCCAGTTGCAGTACGCGAACCAGTAGTAAACTGCTTGATTGACTGCGACATATTGATTTCGTCGTAACCAAGCACGCCCGTACCCATCATGCCGTTCTTGAACTGCTTGCTGACGGTATCGGTCGGATTGAACAGACCCTTCATACCTTCAACCAAACCAGCGTTAGCAGCCGGGTTAACGGTCGCATAGCGCGGGGACATGACCGCAGCGGCTTCGTTCAGCTTCTGCTGTGCCTGAAGCAGGACCAGTGAGGTAGCTGGCGTGGTACCAGGAGTACCAACCGTGTTGCCAATGGACTTGAAGCAGTTGGCAACGTCCGCGTCGATGCTAGCCGCAAGCTGCGAAATACGCGGCTTGAGAACACGCTCGGCAAAGTCGTCCATCTGCATGGTCAGTTCGGCAGTCGTAAAGTTCACGCCGATATGCTTCTGCGAAGAAACATTAAGGGTGGTAAACTGTTCGTTGTCGTCCTGAACCTGGAGCGCAGCGCCGTCAGTGACCAGAGCGCGGTCAGGCAGGCGAATACGCAGGGTTGAGCCAATCTTAGCACCTTCGGTGGCGAAGCTGTCATCGTACTGGCGGTTGACGTTACGCGTGAGTACCAGATTGTTCTCAAGAATTTCGAGAGCTTTCCGGGTAATCATGTCGATAGTAAGAATCGAGTTAGACATGGTTGAAATCCCAAATTAACGGTTGCGTTGTGCCTCGTACTTTTTGACCTGTCGGTTCCGTTCTGCTTCAATCCAATCAGACGTAGACATAGTTTTAATGCTGCGCGGATCAGTGGTATCAAATGCAGGCGCTCCATTGGAGCGGGCAGTAACAGGTGCAATCGGAGCCGGGGCGGTTGAAGTTCTCTTAACCGGCGGATTGGAGGTCAATGTGGCCTCAAGTTTTCCGATTTCTTTTGCTTGCAAGATAGGCGGCAACTGAGCAATCCGATTAGCTTCTTTAGGATTAGAGCCGAGCCAATAAATGACATCTGGTCCAATATCTGAAGCTTGGATAGTGTGGGCCATCACGTCCGTAACGGAGAGATTAGGGTTATAAGCAACCTGATCGAAATCGTCGTACTTAGTTCTAATGTCTTCTTCGCGGTCGTAATAAGCTTCTGTAATCGCGGCTTGCTGCTTCGCGGCTTCCCGCTGGGCGATCAGTTCCTCAGCATACGCTTCGATACTGCCAGGTTGGTCCGGGTCCACATACGCAGGTACTTCCTGTGCATATTGGGCGGGCATACGCTGCGCTTGCTCACGTTCCCATTTGCGCTGTTCTCTTGCGAGACGCTTACCAACAATGGCATCAAGTTCTTCTTGTGAAAAGGACTTAGCTGCTTCTTGTTCAGCAGGCGTATCCGGCGTTGTATTGTCTTCAGGCTCGATTGCTACCGTAGCTTCGAGTTCTGGCGCGGAGGCATCCGCTTCGTTGGGGACATTCTCGTCCATGCTTAACTCCTATGGAGTTCCCGGTAAACCTCACCGGTACGGTATTCTAAGTAAGAGTTACTCGTAAAAAATGCTTGCCTTGGGTGTCGTGCCGCCAAGAACGACGTACAAACCCTTGGTAAATCCTACGCCACCCTCGTCGCCGGTAAACACATAGTTACCGGGAGTAGCCGCGGTGAAAGTATTTAAGATAACTGGATCGGCAGTAGACGCCGTTGCGCTATCGTAAACAGCAACAGTCGGAGCGGTGCCTGAAGATACAAAAATACCCTTCAGTTTGCCAAAACCAACCTTAACTTGCGCGGTGGCACTCAAAGATGTAAAAGTGGCAGCCATACCTGTTATCCTAAGCCAAAAATTTCAGTTTGTACAAGGTTGAATAATACAACCCAAAAATCTCGTCGATAATGTTTTGGAGCGGGGTACAATCCTTATCAACGACTTTATACCGCATTTCCTCAAGTTCGTCTACCTGGCCTTCAAAAAACGCAATAATGTTAGTTGTTGTTTTAGCCCCCATCAACGAAATTGGCCCTATTAGCCCATATTTTCCTTGGTATGCCTCGGCAAACTTGTCCGCCAAATCAATTATGCCTTTGTAGAATTTCTGCAACGCTTTGTGCTTTGCATAGCTGCGCGTGTTTAGATGCACCGAGTGGGCCACGTCGCGCGCGAGAAACAGATTACCTACAAAATTAGCGCAATTCATTGTGACGGTCCTTGGGGCCAAACAATAGCAAACGGATTAGCTTGGGTGGTTATGTCGCGCAGGGCTTGGCGATACGTAGCCCAGGCAGCGGCGTCTGCCGAAACGTCAGGTAGCTGCGTCCAATCAGAAGCAACCAGTAGCCTGTTACGTTCAGCACGAATTACAATCCATTGCGTGCCAACTTTTTCCGCTGATGCGTCCGCATCAAGGTCCGACACGATGTAGTTCTGCATCCAGACGCCATCAACCAGCAGTGCTGGGCCTTCATCAAGACTTTGTGTGGCTGGCTCGTGATATGGTGGCGTAACAATCTGTTTCTTGTGTACGCCAAAGCGTTCTACCTGTTCGTCAGTCAAGCGTCGGGCATAGCAATAGTTATCCGCGTCCCACTGCGTCGGCTCTACATCAAAGATGTGCCGTATAAAGGTGTCGCCTTGGGCTTGGACATACCACATTATTCTGCTTCCTTTGCTTCCCGCTTGGCGGTTACGCGTACAACAGCCGCGTCGTAGGCAGCTTGGTCTTCGATCTGTGCTTGCAACGCCGCTATAATTGCTTCCACGTTGCCCATTTCTTTGCGCGTGCTGTTCAGCCGCTCTGCTACGTTTGCCGCAAATTCGTTGTCTCTAGCGTTTGCCAACAGATACTCGAAGTTCTTGCGGTCAAAATCATAGTGAAAATGCTCTACCTCGCGAGCGTACATAGCATCGGCAAGCGTGTCGTTTTTGTAATCGGCGCTGAGTTGTGTGTATACCACGTAATGTCTTTCTTTATTAGTTAGTTGTAATCGCTATGCCGGTACCATTGCCACCTACACCAGTCCCTGGGTTGGTAAATTTAGTGCCAAAGCCAGAGCCGACGGTCCAAGGATATATAGAAGCGGCAAATCCGCTGCCAACGTCACC